GGCCGGACTCGGCCCAGGCGCACGTCGAGGTGTACGGCCAGTTCCCAAGCGCGGGGGATGATCAGTTCATCGGCGCCAATACGGTGGACGAGGCCATGAAGCGGGTCAAGTACCAGGACTTGAGCGCGCCGATTGTGATCGGGGTCGATCCGGCGCGGTTCGGCGCGGACGCTACAGTCATCGCCGTGCGGCAAGGGCGCGACATTGTGAAGATCATCCGGCACCGAGGCGACGACACCATGACCGTGGTGGGGTATGTGATCGACGCCATTGAGGAATACAAGCCCACGCTGGTCGTCATCGACGAGGGCGGGCTGGGGGCGGGTATTGTGGACAGGCTCAAAGAGCAGCGCTACAAGATCAAGGGCGTAAATTTTGGAAACAAGTCCAAAAACCCGATAATGTATGGCAATATGCGGGCGCAAATGTGGGGCGACATGCGGGAGTGGCTGAAAACGGCCAGTATTCCGAACGACAGGTTCTTGAAGACGGACTTGATTTCGCCTATGATGAAGCCTGATTCACGTGGAACAATCTTTTTGGAGTCGAAAAAAGACATGAAATCACGCGGTTTAGCCTCGCCAGACGCTGCGGACGCTATTGCAGTGACGTTTGCCTTTCCCGTGGCCCATCGGGGCGAGTACAATGCGCGCACAACCACCCGCCGGACGTATTCAGACACTTCGGCCAACACATCTTGGATGGGAAGCTAGATGGCAACGAAAAAAACTGTTTCTTTGTCTGTCGGACGCGGTGAAAAACTGCCCGTATCCAAGGGCGCTGGCTTAACTGAAAAAGGGCGCGCAAAGTACAACGCTGCGACTGGCTCAAACCTCAAGGCGCCAGCCCCAAACCCCAAGACCAAGGCAGACCAAGGCCGCAAGGATTCATTTTGTGCAAGAATGGGCGCCGTAGCGGCCAACGCCAAAGACGGCGAACGCGCTAAAGCAGCCCTTAAACGATGGAAGTGCTAATCATGGCAACAAAACCTGGCTTGTACAGTAATATCGCGGCAAAACGCGAACGTATCAAAGAAGGCAGCGGCGAAAAGATGCGAAAGCCTGGCGCTGCTGGCGCTCCGACAGCCAAGGCATTCAAAGAGTCTGCCAAAACCGCGAAGAAAAAATAAATGAGCGACAGCAAACCCATTGGCGTTGCGTACCGCGATCAAGACATTGATGGCGGCGTGATTGGCCGCACCGACCCTAAATTCATGCGCGGCACTACGGTGTACGCTACTGAGGAGTTGGGCTACTGCTCATGCGCTTTTGGCGAAGTAACTCAGTTGACTAGCAAATCCACTCCTGTGACGTTGAACACCCCGACTGGACGCATTACTATGGACGATGCGTCGCTAGGCAATAATTCAACGGTCGTTTTTCGCATGACCAATAGCACTATTAAAACCAATGATGTGTTAATCTTGAACATATCGGGCGGCGTGGCTGGCGCAGGTGAATATGTGGCATATGTTGGTGATATTGGTACAGGCTATGCTGACATTGCATTGGCTAACCGCAAAGGTGGTGGTGGTGCTTTGAGTGAAGCTGTGAAAATCACATTTAGCACTATTCACAACCGCGACGATTAAGGACTGTTATGCCGCTTGTCAAGTCAAAAACACCCGAAGCCTTTCGCAAAAACGTCAAGGCCGAAGTGGCTGCTGGCAAGCCTGTGAAGCAGGCCGTTGCAATAAGTTATGCTGTAAAACGCGAAGCGGAAAAAAAATCTACTTTGCGTCGTTCCAAATAATTCTCATGCGTTCTTCAAGTTCAATTTTTTGGTGGTCTGCATTTGACAATACGGCTAAATTTTCTAGCCGGTTGTCATGCGAATTACCGTTGATGTGGTGAACATGTTCCCAAGACTCCAACTTTCGGCCCAAATGTTGCGACATCAAATGCCGGTGGACGCGCACTTGTTTTCCGTCTATAGTGACAGTCTTGTAAGTGTGTTTAGGCTTATTAGTGGGCTGAAAACGAAGATGCGAAAATTGTTCAAGATGTACTTTTGCCAAGCACGATCGGGAACAATATTTTGCTTTTTTAGCCCTGTACGGCGGGACGTAATAGCTAGCCCCACAGCAATCGCAAATTTTGTTGACGCCGGTGGGGCGTCCATAATTAGGCATACGCTACTCCAATGCATGTTGTTATTGCGTAGTGTAGCACCAAAAGGCATAAAATAATGGCAGACCCAACAGGCATAGTCGCCGCCGCAGCCGTTGCTGTTGGTGGTTCAGCCAAAGACAAAAGCGATGCGGATGTGTTGGCAACAGCACGTTCACGTTTGGACATGGCCGTATCGGCTCTGTCTGAGTCGCGTGAAGATGAAGTAGACGACCTGAAGTTTTACGCCGGCTCGCCCGACAACCACTGGCAGTGGCCTGCCGATGTGCTGGCGACTCGCGGCGCGGTGCAGGGCCAGACGATCAACGCACGGCCCTGCCTGACAATCAACAAACTGCCGCAGCATGTGCGTCAGGTGACAAACGACCAGCGGCAGAACCGCCCAGGCGCCAAGGTCATCCCCGTGGACGACAACGCTGACGTGGAAGTCGCCGACATTTTCAACGGCATGATCCGGCACATCGAATACATCTCAGACGCTGACGTGGCCTACGACACGGCCTGCGAAAACCAAGTGTCCTACGGCGAAGGCTACTTGCGTTTGCTCACAGAGTACTGTGACGACAACACCTTTGACCAAGACATCAAGATTGGCCGCATCCGCAACTCGTTCTCGGTCTACATGGATCCGATGATCCAAGACCCGACTGGCGCGGACGCTAAGTATTGTTTCATCACCGAAGACCTGACCCGTGCAGAGTACGAGCGTCAGTACCCAGACGCAGCGCCCATTACAACTTTGCAATCTTTGGGTGTGGGCGACCAGTCGATCAGCAACTGGCTCAACGAAGACACGATCCGCGTTGCGGACTACTACTACATTGACTACGACCGCACTACGCTGAACCTGTACCCTGGCAACATTACCGCTTTTGAGGGCACACCCGAGGACAAGCAGCTAAAAGCTATTTACGGCAAGCCCAAGCGCAGCCGCGAGGCTGACCGCCAAAAGGTCAAGTACTGCAAGATTAACGGCTACGAAATCCTTGCGAAACGCGATTGGGCGGGCAAATACATCCCCGTGATCCGCATCGTTGGCAACGAATTTGAAGTCGATGGCCGGTTGTATGTGTCGGGCTTGGTGCGTAACGCCAAGGATGCCCAGCGCATGTACAACTACTGGGTCAGCCAAGAAGCTGAGATGCTGGCCTTGGCCCCCAAAGCGCCATTTATCGGCTACGGCGGTCAGTTTGAGGGCTACGAAGACAAGTGGAAGACCGCAAATACGACCAACTGGCCGTATCTGGAGGTCAACCCAGACGTCACAGACGGCCAAGGCGCTGTCTTGCCACTGCCAGCTAGGGCACAGCCACCGATGGCCTCCAGCGGCCTGCTGCAAGCCAAAGCGGGCGCATCGGAGGACATTAAGTCCACAACCGGCCAATACAACGCTTCTTTGGGCATGGGTTCCAATGAGAGAAGCGGCAAAGCAATTCTTGCGCGTCAGCGCGAGGGCGATGTGGGCACATACCACTACGGCGACAACTTGGCCCGTGGTGTTCGGCATGTGGCCCGCCAGCTTGTGGACTTGATCCCAAAGATTTACGACACCCAGCGCATTGCTCGCATCATCGGTGAAGATGGCGAGACAAAAATGGTCAAGATCAACCCTGACCAAGACCAGCCAGTCAACAAGATCGTTGACGAGCGCGGCATTGTGATGGAGAAAATCTACAACCCTGGCGTTGGTAAGTACGATGTGGTGGCTACCACCGGCCCAGGCTACGCGACCAAGCGTCAAGAGGCGCTGGAGGCAATGGCTCAACTGTTGCAAGGCAACCCGCAACTGTGGGCGGTGGCCGGCGACTTGTTTGTCAAGAACATGGACTGGCCTGGTGCTCAAGAGATGGCAAAACGCTTTGCCAAGACCATTGATCCGAAGTTTATGTCTGATGGTGAGGACAATCCAGAACTGCAAATGGCGCAGCAGCAGATGCAGGCTATGGGCCAAGAGATGGAGCAGATGCACCAGATGATCCAGAATGTCGGCAAGTCCATTGAGATGCAAGACATGGAGCGCAAGGACTTTGAGGCGCAAGTCAAGCTGTACGAAGCCGAAACCAAGCGTATTGCCGC